TGACCTAAACCAGGATCATTTACACCTTTACCGCCCATTCCTTCTCTGTGGTCGCCGTAAGCCATTAGTTCCCCTCTTTAATCGTCGCCTGCATTTGTTTTATACCATCTTTTGCAAGTGATACTGATGCTCTAAGTTTAGCATGTTCATCATCTTGCTCAAGTTTGTCTTCTGCAATTTGTCTGTTTTGTAACATTTTTAGTGCGTCCATTTCAGCTTTAGTTTCGCCTTCTTCGCGTTTTCTCTCTTCTTCTTTGGCCTTTAGCTGTATTTCATCGCTCTTTAACCTTAGTAATGGGTCATTATCGATCTGATTTAGCACTTTTTTCTCTTCTTCAAGGTATTCTGCCATTGTTTCGGCAATTAATTTGGCTTTTCTTGACTCAATAGCTTCTGTTACCTGTTTTATTTGTTTTTGTAGCTGTTGTACCTGCGGATTTTGTTGCATTTGTTGTGCCATCTGCGGATTTTGTTGTGCTTGCATCTGCATTTGTTGCATTTGTTGTCCCATTTGTTGCATTTCCATAATTTCGTCCTTAAATTCTAACTGAACTTGCTCTGTTGCCATCAAAGTGATGTGTTCTAGTATGTTTTTTTGCAATGCCGCTATAATTTGTGGGTTTGTACGTGCCATCATCGTGCCCATGTAGCTTAAATGTGCGTCCATGTGAGCTTGGTGGTCTTGTCCTGGAAATGCTTTAAACGGCTGACCGCCTAATGCTTGTATATTCTCCATTGCAGGGTCCATCGGTTGTGGTTTTTTTGGTTTTTTTAATAATGTGTCAATATCTTTTACACCCAACGCCTCATACATATCACGATATGCTTGATACAGGTTATGCATCTTAGGATTAGACATCGCCAACTGTAATTGTGTTTGTGCAATACTAATTCTTTGTGTTTGTGAAAATATGTTTGGATCAGCGACTGGTACAATGTCAATACGTTGATCAAAGTCAGCTGCAAAAATTTGTCTCTGTCCACCGACTACATCGTATGGATATTCTTTTGGTAAGTATGTTGCAAAGTTATCTGCGATTAACATAAACTCACACTTTAGTGCTGCATATAAACGTTTGTGTATCGCTGACATAACCCGCGATCCACGCTCCAAGAGCGCAACTGTAGTGCCCACGGCTGCCGATTGATTACCATCACCCACTTGCATATCAGCAATAGACGCGAATCGTTGACCTGCTTGTACAACAACACCCATCAATGATAACAATGTTTGGTCTGGTCCTTTAAACGGCAATGGCATAAACGCATCACTTAAATTTCCACCAGGTGCATCTACGTCACGGAACTCGCCCGGCTGCAACGGTTGAGCTTCGTCTCTGACTCTGATACCTCTTTGTTTAAATCCGGACGGGAGATTTGCTAACGTACCTGCGTCTAAGAGTTGTCTTAGAGCGGCTGTGGCAGTTCTTGATAAACCGCCGATCATGTGAATAAGCCCGAATCCGTAGAAGCCTAGTCCTGGTAAAAACTTAAAGTGTACAAAATAATCACGGCGCGCGCGTCGTGGGTCTTGTGCGTCGAAATTTCTTCTAATTGATAAAACTGTTCCCGTTCCTTCATCAACAGTTACAATGTATGGTAGTTTTAATCCTGTTGCTTCTCCTTCTTCATTAACGTCTTGGAAGCCTTCTAAATCTAAATCACAATGACATTCTAGCAAAGTCATAACCTCGTCGTTTGATGAAGTTACACCAGATATACGATCTTTTGTATCTGACACATCTGTTTGTGATGGTTCGCCTTCTACTAAATCAACATCGCGATAAAAACCACTTAACTGATATTTTAATAATTCGTTTCCTGACATACGGATGCTGTGTGTAATTGATTCTGCATCTTCTAAACTTGTTGCAGTGTAAGGCACGACTAAATCTTCCGCAGGGATAAACTTAGACACACAACGTTGCATAACAGAATCGTAGTAAACTTTTTTAAATGTAGAACCTGCTAATGGTAAATTAAATAACATTTGGTCAAACTCAGGTTCGTACTCTTTCATCTCTACCATCAATTGATAGTTCATAAATTCTTTTACACGGTCAGACTGATCTTCTTTTGCTTGATCTGCTTTACCAATAATCTGTGTTCTAACCGGTCCTGATGCAGGTAGTAATTCTTTGTATGCAAGAGACTGAAACTGTGTAACAGCTTCTGCAAGTACAGGATGTGTCGCGCCACTTGCACCTTGGAATGGGTCTGACCTGTTTTCGTATTTAAAACCAAGTAAATCTAAACCCTTTGTGTAAGAGTCTTCCCAGTCTTGTCTCGATGCTTTATTCTCATCATAGTCTTCTACAATCTGTGACCCGATTTCAGTAAGTTGATCTTCTTCTAGTAAAGCTGCTAAGTTTTCGTCATGTGTTTCTGAACCTATTTGAGAAAGAGCACCTGGATCAAAATCAACTTCAACTCCGCCATCTTCTGTTTGATTTATTTCAACAGGTTGTTGGTTTTGTTGTTGTGCCATCTTTTCTTGTATAGCTTGCATTTGACCTTGTTTACTTGGAACGTTTACTTTAGTTCTAATATTATTAGGTAGGTCAAATTTATTTGATTTGTCTATAGCCATTATACTGTCCTTTGTCTAAATAACGAACCCATGCCACTTGACATTGGTCCTGCTTGTGGTGGTACTAGGCCACCTTGTTTAAATCCGGGCTCCTCGGTCCGCGTTCTTTTTACAAAATCTTCTATTGCCTCGTCTACTTTCATCGTGGTTCCTCGAGTTGCAAAATCTTCTATGTTACGAAGATCGGATACAACTTCATCCATTCCCATTGAATACTGTTCAAGATCTGCTGCACCCTCGTGTCCTTTTCTAAACTCTCCAACAAAAAATGATGGGTCTTCTGTCACGCTGCTACCGTCTTCAAAATATTTTTTCATTGATGGCTCATACTCAAAACTAACTTGAGTCCCATCGTCTGCTGTAGTGTAAATATCTATTCGTCCTGTGTTTACATCTTCTACCATCCTATATTCTGTCATACCATCTTTGTATTTGTACACCGCATTTATTTCACCTTTGTTTGGCGCTGCTGGTGATACTAAGTTACCTTTTGTTTGTATCTTACCAACAAGTAATGGGAACCATTTAGGCATACCTGGAGCTGATAATGTTTTTGCTGCGGTGATACCTGTTTTTGCTGCGGGTAATAATCCTTTACCGCCAGTTAATGCTGCTGTAATCCCACCACCTAATACACCAAGAAAACCTCTACGTGATATTGGAAATTTACCACCACCATCTTGAAATCCTATGCGACCACCTTCTGCCATTTTAGGTTTGTCTGGATCAAACGGAAACAGGTCTAATATCTGATCTAAGTCCTCTAGTCCTTCGCCTGACATTGCATCTAATGTTTTTTTGTTTAGTTCTTCTAGTTCTCTTGCCTTGTCAAACTCACCTGCATCAATAAGGTTAGCTATTTTTCTTTCGTTTGCTGCAACTTGCCTAGCCATCTTTCCAGCTAACTCTGTTAGTTGTGTGTTATCTAAACCTTCTAAATTTCTTCTAGTCTCTACGGTGTCGTCTACAAACTTATCTGTTCTTAACGAATCAACATCATCTGGAGTTAAGTCTTCTACTGCTTTTCCAAAAAACTCATCAGGTGCGTTTTCAGTTGCTATAATTCTTTTTGCTTTTTCTTTTGAAGCTGCGGGAGATTGAACAATGCCTTTTTCAGGATCAAAACTAGTTTTACCTATGCCTTGTTCTTCAAGAAATTTTTTAATAGCTGCATCGTCAGGATCGGTTAATGATGTTAGTCCCTCTTTCTTTTTAGGAGCACTTCTTATATCTACAACATTATCTGTATCAATATTTTTTCCAATCTCTTCTATCTCTTCTAAAAACCCTATAGCATCGTCGCTGCTATAACCCAGATTATTATCTAGGTATGCTTTAATCATATCATCATCTTCCGCGGTTGCTCTTTTAGGTGAGCCGGGAGGATATGCTTCGTTCATTTTTTCTAAAACAGCAGCTTTTGCTCTATCAACATTTAATCCTGTTTTTTCTGATACAAATGCAATAGAACGCTCTGGTCCTTCAAACATAGTTGAAGACATACGTTGCGGTCTGTCGATAACAGTATTTGTTTCCCCAGAAGTTTTTTCTGCTTTAAATATCTTTTCTTCTATCTTTCTAAGTTCTGCAATTTGATCGTCTATTTTTTTATTGCCTTTTAAAACTGACTCATTCGCTTCAGTCAACATTTGCACAATTTCATTTTTAGTTTGGTTATTGAGACCTTTTGTTTTACCAGTTCTGGTCAATAACGTTTTTATAAACTCTAATAAAAATTTCATTAATAGTACGTCCTTTGTTGCTGTGGCAATTCTTCATCCTCGTAGTCTTCTGGATGGTCAACAAAGCCACCTTGTCTAAATCTCATTACTGCTTGAGTCATACTATCCACTAGGTCATCGTGTTCCCCTAACGGAAATGCAGCGCATTCCTCAATCACTTCCTCTGCCCATTTTGTTTCCGGTGCCCAAACCATTCCTGATTCAAATAACGGAGCTACAGAGTTTATCCTTGTATGTTTATCATTTCCTTTACTAGGTGTAAAGTTAATAACCGGTATACCCAGCTTACGCAATTCATACGTCAAAGGCAAGCCCGAAGCTTTAGCCTCTATTATTACTGTTTCTGGCTTCCAATAGTCGTATTGTTCTTTTGCCACGCGTCTTAGTTCTGGAAACTCGTATCTATCCTTTACCATGTCAACTAAAAGCAATTGCGCTGGTTCATCTTCACTAGGTTTAAATACACCCCAAGTTGTTATAGCAGAATAGTCAGCAGTTTCTTTTTTCATAAACGCTGTATCATATGATTGTATAACATGCATTAATGGAGGTAAGCTGTCTTTCTCCCACGGCTTCCACCACTCACGTTTTATAATACTACCTTCAGCTGCTGTTGGATTTTGCTGGTATTGCGCATTCCATTTTAATATACTTACTGATGCTTTCACCGCTTCTAACTCTTCTAGCTTCCAATATCCAGGCCACACGGGTTTACCGCTGGGTAAGATTGCAGGAAACTCGATTACTTCCCATTGGTCTGCTTTTGGTTCTGCTTGCGCTTTCATTAACTTTCCCGTCAGGTCTGCGACATTCCAGCGAGTCATCACCACTATTATTCTGCCGCCAGGTTGTAACCTCTGTCGAGGTCCAGATGTGTACCACTCATAAACTCTATCATAACTGGCCATGTTCATTGCGTCCTGTTCCGAGTGTGGGTCATCAATAATCAATAAATC